AGCAAAGATATTATATTATTAATTAGGTACGCGAAATAGTAAAGTATGTATATAGTATAGCTAGTGGTAAGAATTCAATGGTGACATTTTTTTCAACATTAATTTTAAAACTGGGAAAATTAGACATAACTAAATTTTATTGAATAATAAACTCTCTTATCCCAGAGAGTTTACCCTGAATTTTTTACACTGTCAAATTTTTAATCAAAAATCTTTTTAAATATTATTTAGATGAGGACAATAACTATTAACTATATGCGTAAGGATATTGGCATATGATATGCAGGTAGTGGGAGACCAAAACAGAATAAACAAATACAATGATGCATAGAGTAGTAGGTACATGGCACACATATTGCAAGCATGCTGGGGGCTGAGGGCTGCTAGATTGGTGGCTCAGTGCGGCAGGGCTTGGATTAATTTGATCCCCCCTACTCGGTGAATTAGAATGTAACCATTTGTAGTACCCGTATAAAATTTTTTCTAGATTTTTTCAATATTACTAGACTCTATCTATCAAGTATTAATAATTTGCCAACCTAATAATTAATGTACTAATATTGTACCATGAGCAACACGCAATTATTAGCTGCGTCCTCGGTAGATGTGAAGGATCTCAAGTCAAAGTACTTAGAGTTAATCTCAAATGGCTACACAGAGAACGTAGCACTCAAAGAATTACAGTTTCCCAAGCCTCTATACCTCAAGCTATTGCTAGAAGACCTAGATTTCATCAGTGATGTAGAGCAAGCTCGCAAGTTACGGGCAGACTTTTGGGTGTCCAAGATAGCGGGGACTGTAGATCATGACTTTTCCAAGGATGATATCGGATCTGAGAGGCTTAAGTTCGACAAGTTACAGTTCCTAGCTAAGGCAGACAACCCAGAACGCTACGGCAATAACTCTAAGAAGCTAGATATCTCAATAGACCTAGGACAATTTAAGTTACTTCCCCCCGATGAGGCGTTAAGATCATTAGCTGCGGATCCGTTTGCCATCGAAGCGGACTATACTGATATTGGTATAAATCAAAACTATACGGATATTGGTATAAATCAGAACTATACCCATACGGGTATTAAAAAGGTTACAACAGAGGTAATTATACCCGATGAGGACGAACTATTATGATGGGGAGTCGGCAAGTGGTTAAGCTCCTAGACTTTGACTCTAGAATACGTAGGTTCAAATCCTACCTCCCCAACCATTTAAGGACTTGCTATGAAATTCAAAGATGACATATGCGCCGCAAGGTTTACAGATATGAACAAGCTAGCTCAGACTATAGCTACTGAGATGGATCAATGGAGCCAGAAGAACTATGGGATTGAACTCACTATCACGGCGACTGTGTCTAGTGCAGCAGAGGACAAGGAACTCAAGAGGCTATCTGATACTCATAGGACTCGTAGGGCTTGGGATATTCGTACACGGGACTTACCTGATAGTCTCATTGCTGAGATGATCCTAGCTATTAATAAAAAATACGGAAAGTATGGGGCGGTGGCTTCGGCTATTCCTCAGCTTATAGTTAATAAGCCACATGGAAGTGGCCCTCATTTACATTGTCAACTAAATCGCAAATATGCCCTCAAGGAGTTAACGTATGCCTAGAGTTAAAGGTTCTAAAAACAAACCTAAAGACCAAAAAGTGGTAGATACTGACCAAATTAGCGAAGATAAGAATTTAGTCAAAGACCCGATTAAGGAACCTATTCAGGTCTTCGACAGCATCTCCTCCTCACCCCTCACTCCGGTGATTAGAGCAGCTATTGAAATTGCAAAGAAGAATGAAACCAAAGACAAAGTTCTATTAGGATATCATCCCATTACTGGCGCTGAAGTTTGGCACTAGCCAATATAACTCGGGACGCTCAGTACTTAGCCACAGTACTAGGCGACCTACATTCAGTATGGCAACCACATCCCGGCCAGATCGGAGTGGGTCGTGCCTTATTCTACGAGAACAAGCGTAGGGTTATGACTAGATGTGGTCGTAAGTGGGGCAAGACCGAGATGTCTATCTATGTACTCTACCGCTGGGCGATGACAACACCGAATGCCCAGTTCTATTACATAGCACCTTACTACAACCAAGCCTCAGAACTTATCTGGAAGCCGGGAAGATTACAAAACTTCCTAGGAAAGCACAGAGACAAATACATCGAAGCCTTTCATGAGACAGACAAGCGGGTAACATTCAAGAATGGCTCGTTTATTAAGCTTGTTGGTTCCGATAACTACGAAGCAGGACGAGGACTTAACCCAGACGGAGCAGTTTATGATGAGTTTAAAGATCACGACTACAGGTTCCATCAAGGCTTTAGTGATAACTTACTTGCAAAGAAAGCTCCTCTACTTATTGTGGGAACGCCGCCAGAATTGTTTGACCATTTCTTTGTTCGGACGGAAGAAGAATTTAAGCTTGACCCTAGGGGAGCGTATTTCAAAAGACCTACTCATACTAATCCGTATATCGATAAAGAAGAACTTGAACTAGAGAAGCAAGCCGCCATAAACAAAGGCGAGTGGGCCAAATATATGCGGGAGATTGAAGCCGAGATCGTCCCCGGCGGAGCCAACGCTATCTTTCCTATGCTCGAGATCCCACGCTATGATGAGCAGGGGAAATTTGTATCCGATTCTCGCCATGTTAAACGCCATGACACATTAGTGGCGGAAATAAACCACTACCCTAAAGATTGGAAGTTTTATGCAGCCTATGACCCCGGAAGCTCTAGTTGTTTTGCTGGGCTTTTTGCTGCTGTCAATAATTTTAGTAAAAAAATTGTAATCTTGGACGAGATCTACGAGAAACGCAAGATGGAGATGTCTACTCGTAAGATTTATCCACGGGCAAAGCTTAAGATGCAAGAACTTAAACCAAGATATGATTGGTATCAGGTTTATGATAACGCCGCCACTTGGTTCTATAACGAAGTCATGGCAGAATACCGAGATGCTATTACGCCATGTGACAAAGATGTAAATAAAAAAGAAGAGAAGCTATCAGTCATCAAGGATTTCTTGATCGAGGATCTATTAGTCATATCTGACCGATGCTCCGGTTTAATCTCGGAGATGTCTACCTATGCGACCGACGAGAACGGCAAGATACCTAAGAAGAACGATCACGCTATCGATTCACTACGATACTTAATGAATGCCGCACACCTATCTACTGTTCCTAGAGAAAGACATAAACGTCCTGAAGATAGACGGGAGTGGACAAACATAGATTACTTAGAAGACAATGATGTTCTAGACGAACCTATCGACTTTAACGATGATTTTACAGAGGAATGGTACGAATGATTAACTTGGTCATACCCACACTTATTTTATCCACTATTGCCCTAGTTACTTCACTAGTAGCTATTGTATTAGTCCTAGCTCAAAGATGGTCTACTCACAAGATTGAGTGGAAACCCCTACAGCTTAATGATCCACTAGCCGCTGCTGATAAAGAATCGGAAGAATCAGACATAGATGATGGCAAAATCCTGCAAGAAGCTTTAAACTTACAACGTAATGGAAAGAAGCAAAGAGATCAGGATCCTTTGAATGACATCCTAGAGACAAATAATTTTTAAGAAGGGCTTACCATGTTTGAAACATTTGACGATTTAGATAACGTAAAATCTACCACAGAGGTAGTTCCTTTCCAGTTCAGAGAAGTAAAAAGCGAAGAAGGTACTCTAGACTGGCTCAATACCAGATTCCGTAGAGTATATGAGGGATCGTTTCAGCGTTTCATTATGTATCGCCGCTACATTCAAATGTACAAGAACGTATCGGAAGAGCATGGTGACGGACTCACTAAGACTAATACTCGATACGTTCCGGGATCTTCTAAGAAACCTAAGATGCGTGATAACTTAGTCTGGGATCTAGTAGACCAAAAAACTGCAGAGATTTCTAAGTCTACTGTTAAGGTAGCCTTCTTGCCTCAGTCATACTTTGACCAAGACGATATCAATAACGCTAAGGCTTGTAAGATCCTTTGCCAATCTAGAATGGAAGAACTTAAGTTTGACCGACTAGTATCTAAGATGGATCGTATGATGTTCCTTATGGGTCACACTATCAGTGAGATCTGTTGGAATGAAGACATCGGGCCTTTAAACCCTACGTACGAAGCTAAGAAAAAACAATACGGCGGGAAAGTACCTAAGACTTCTCCTGAGGGTATTGTGCTTGAAGGCAAGTACTTAACAGACGAAGACATGAGAATGGGTGACGTAGATATTAAACCACTCCTTCCATATAACTGTTTCCCTGAAGAGACTAAGAAGACTATCAAGGAATGTGATTACTTTGAAACAGTTGAATGGAAATTTAAAGAAGAAGTTATTGCGAACTACCCTAAGGCTAAAGACAGGATCACAGAAAACGCCCATGTTATGTGGGATATGTCTGCGTCCGACCTTTCAGTTCCTGAGAACATGGTCATGGTCAGAACTTTCTGGCATAAGCCCACTAAGTTTTTCTCCGAAGGGGCTAAGATTATTTATTGCGAAGATCTAATCTTAGACTGGAGTGATTTCCCGTACCAAGATAAAGAGCTTCCATTCATAGAAGACAGAGACATCGAGTGTGTT